TCTAGGCGATCACCCTTTCATCATCAGACTGTTTGCCGGGCTGGCTGACCAGCTTGGCGAAGACACGCTAGAAGGTGCGACAACCGAACTGGTCAAAACGCCAGATCAGGCCGCACGGGAAATAGCAGAGCTAACAGCGCCGAATTCACCGTACTGGGACAAGAACCACCCAGCACATGAAACGACGGTGCAAGATGTATTGCGGCTGCGGGAATATCAATTCCCAGAGCCACAAGAGGGATAAGCCACCCGGCCCCCGTCGCCTACCGCCAGCCTCGCATCGCGGGACAACTGGAACACACTTTTCTCAAAATCCAACTCATGTGGAGGGTGACTTATGTCAACTCAAATCAACACCGCATTTGTGAACCAGTTCAGCGCAAATGTGACCATGCTTTCGCAGCAGATGGGAAGTCTCCTGCGTAGCACCGTAGACACCGAAACAGTAACAGGTGAAAAAGCGTTCTTCGATCAGGTCGGCTCAGCAGCCGCCGCTGTTCGCACAACTCGCCATGCCGATACACCAATGATGGAAACACCACATTCCAGGCGTATGGTAACCCTGCAAGACTTTGAATATGCTGACTTAATTGACGATCAAGACAAGATTCGCATGCTGTCTGATCCGACATCAGTATACGCAAAAGCAGCAGCTGCCGGCATCGGCCGGGCAATGGATGATGTGATTATCACAGCATTCAACGCATCTGCGTCAACTGGCAAGTCTGGTTCGACATCGACAGCATTTCCGGCGGGCAACATTGTTGCACACGGCTCTGCTGGTCTGACCGTCGCCAAGCTGATCTCAGCCAAGAAAATCTTGGATCAGAACAGCGTTGACCCGTCGATCAACCGTTACATCGTCGTGTCGCCAGAGCAAATCGAAGACTTGCTCAACACGACATCTGTCACCAGTTCCGACTTCAACACCGTCAAGGCGTTGGCAACCGGAACCGTGGACAGCTTCGTCGGCTTTAAATTCATTGTTTCCAATAGGTTAAAGGACGATGGAACATCTCGGCAGTGCTATGCATGGGCCGAAGATGGGATGAAGCTGGCAGTCGGTAAAGAGCCATCGGCTCAGATCACGCAGCGGGCTGATAAGAGCTACGCAACCCAAGTCTACTATTGTGCATCTTTCGGCGCCACGCGCATGGAAGAAGCCAAAGTGGTTCAGGTTCTGTGCAACGAGTAAACTGTTTTTAGACAGTTAGTTAAAGGAGACTAAAGATGGGTACAGTTTATTCTGACCAGAAGACTAAGTGGGATCAAAACAATCCTACAGAGATGATCAAGCCTATTGAGCAGGGCGGGCGTGTTCGCATCGCCTATGGCAGCTACACAGCATCTGCTGAGCAGTCTGACATCCATATGTTCAATCTGCCAAATGGAGCGCGCATTCTTAGCGGTCAGCTTGTCCATGCGGCACTTGGTTCATCGACAACCCTGTCAGTCGGCCATGCCGCCTACAACAACGCCGCCGGCACTGCCGTCGCTGAAGATGTAGACGAGTATAAAGCGGCTGCTGCTTCAACATCGATCACAACTGTCGGTGCATGCTTGACTGCTGCGCTTGGCTTGAACTCTGTGGTTGATGCTGATGCGACAGGCATTCCGATCACTGTGAGCCTTGCTGGCGCCAATGGCACCGGCTTGATCGAACTCACAATGACTTATGTGATCGACTAAACCAGTTTGGGCCGGGCGCGGGTCGCTCCCTAAACCTTACGCTCCAGTAGCGTCCGGTCCAATCCACCATCAAATTGAGGTATCGCTATGCCATCAGCCGTGGACATTTCCAATTCTGCTCTTAACACGCTTGGCGCGTCGAACATCACCAGCCTTACAGAAGATTCAAAGGCTGGCCGGCTGATCAACCAGCGATATAGCGATGTGCGCGATGCCGTGTTCAGAAGCCATAATTGGAACAGCTTGATCCGGCGCGCAAACCTAGCCCGCAATAGTGTGGCGCCAGCCTTCGGCTATCTGTACCAATACCCGCTACCAACAGACTGTCTGCGGGTTCTGGAATTCAGCAACGGCACACTGACATATCCTAAAGACAACATGACAGATAACTCCGGCGGCCCAGTCTATGTGGTTGAAGGCCGTGAGCTGCTGACAGATGAAGAGACAGTATTCATTAAATACATTTCGCGTGTGGAAGACCCCAATGAATATGACACCCTTTTGGTGGACACCATTGCTGCCCGTCTGGCTATGGAAATTTGCTACGCTATAACCGGCAGCAATTCTATGATCAGCACGACCAAAGCCTTGTACGATGAAAAGATAAAGGAAGCCCGGTTCGTTGATGCTACTGAGGGTGCTGCTGCCAAGTTTGAGGCCAGCGACCTAATCGAAAGCCGGTTCTAGTAAATGGCGCGCTCCGCACCATCGCTCAGCAGTTTTGTTGCTGGCGAAATCTCTCCGCGCCTAGAGGGCCGTGTCGAGCTGGACAAATACCGGCAGGGCGCCGCTGAGCTGCTGAACATGGTTGTGCATCCGCATGGCGGTGCATCGCGCCGGCCGGGCACAGAATTTATTGGTCAGATCAAAAGCAGCTCTGTCAAAGGGCGGCTGGTCCCGTTCCAATTCAAAACGACAGACACATATGTGCTGGAATTCGGTGACAGCATCATGCGTGTCATCCGCAACGGCTTCTATGTACTGGATACGGCCAAGAACATCACGGCGGCCACACAGGCCAGCCCCGGCGTACTGACCAGCAACAGTCACGGTTTTAGCAACGGCGATGAGATTTTCATATCGTCAGTGGCCGGCATGACTGAGCTGAACGGGCGCAACTACCTTGTGACTGGCAAGACAACAAACACCTTCAAGCTGACAGACTTGTTCGGTGTGTCTATCGACACCAGCAGCTTTAGCGCTTACTCATCCGGCGGCACTGCCGAAGAGATATTCGAAGTCGCATCGCCGTACCCGGAATCAGCGCTGCCCGATCTGCGCTTTGTACAGTCCGCTGACACCATGTTTCTGGTACATCCATCCTACGCGCCGCGCAAGCTAACAAGGACCGGGCACACATCTTGGACCTTCACAGAGATCACATTCACTGATGGCCCATACCTAGACACCAACACCACAGCCACGACACTAAATCCCGGCGCCACAAGCGGCACTGGTGTGGCTCTTGTTGCATCGGCAGATACATTTGCCGCCACTGATGTAGGGCGTCTGGTATCGCTTCACAGCGGCAATGCAACGATCACAGCATTCACAGATGCACAGAATGTCGCGGTTACCATTAACGCCACGCTGTCTGCCAGCACAGCAACCGACGCATGGGCACTGGGCGCTTTCTCTGACACAACAGGCTATCCATCCACAGTAACATTCTTTGAACAGCGCCTGATCTTCGCGGCCACAACAGAAGAGCCGCAATCAATCTTTTTCAGCAAATCTGGCGATTACGAAAATTTCACCGCCGGCACCAATGATGATGACGCGATCATCTACCAGATTGCATCCAACCAAGTTAACAGCATCAGGTACCTGTCAGCCACGCGCGTCCTGACAATCGGCACATCGGGCGGCGAGTATGTTCTGACCACAACCAATGATGGCCCGGTCACACCGACTAACGCCCAGATTAGGAAATATTCGAATTATGGGTCAGCCAGTCTGGAGCCGGTCCAAGTTGCAGATGTGACGCTGTTTCTTCAACGAGCCAAGCGCAAGCTGCGCGAGTTTCGCTATGCCGGCGAAGTCAACACCAGTGGCTATGCAGCCGCTGACATGACGATCCTAGCTGAGCATATTACGCAAGGCACAATGCTGGACATGACCTACCAGCAAGAGCCTGACAGCATTGTATGGATGGTGCGCGGTGACGGCGTCCTGATTGGCATGACCTACCGCCGTGAAGAAGAGGTGGTAGCGTGGCACCAGCATAAGATTGGCGGCACCTACACAGGAACACATGAAAGTCTAGCATCGGCCACATATGCCCACGGCATGGTTGAATCCATCACCAACTTGCCAACCGAAGCCGGCGAAGACGAGCTGTACATGATCGTCAAGCGCACGATCAACGGCGTGACAAAGCGCTATGTGGAAAGGCTCAAGGCTTTCGACTTCGGTACAGCGGCAACCGGCGCATTCTTTGTGGATAGCGGGCTAGCCTATGCCGGCAGCGCCACAACATCATTGTCCGGGCTGCACCATCTGACAGGCCAGACAGTCAGCGTTCTAGCCAACGGCGCAACGCACACAGATGAGACTGTGGCATCGGGTGGCGTGTCTTTAAATGTTTCGGCCACCACAGCGGCAATCGGCTTGCCGTTTACCAGCCGGCTGCAAACCCTGCGGCTAGAGGCCGGCAGTGTGGATGGCACCAGCCAAGGCAAACTGAAGCGCATACATTCTATTACATTGCGTTTGCACAAGACTGTCGGCGTCGAGGTGGGCAGCGGCACATCTGATGTTGACCGCATACCGTTTCGCGACAGCTCTATGGCTATGGACACAGCGGTTGAGCTGTTTACCGGCGACAAGGAAATCGAGTTTCGCGGCGGCTTTGAAGAGGATGACCAAATCGTTATCCAGCAAACACAGCCGCTCCCGCTGACTGTGTTGGCAATCTATCCACGCATGAACACCTTCGACAAATAGGTAGGCTAGATGTTTACAGAATTACTCAGTGTCGGATTGAACCTGTACAAGGCCAATAAAGAGAAACAAGCTGCCGACAAGGCCAGCAGATTCGCTTTGGAGATTGGCGAAGAAAACGCCCAGCTCATTGAGCGTGACGGTGCGATTGCAGACCGCCAGATCGAAATCCTGCAACGCACACTGAAGCTATCAGACCGCAGGAAAAAACAAGCTTTCGATGCTTTCCAAGGCACAGCGACGGCTGGGTTTGGCGGCGCTGGCGTTGAGCTAAGCCGTGGTGCGCCGATCACTGTCGCACAAAAATCAGCGGCTGAGTTTGAGTATGAATTGGCGATAGACAAGTACAACACCAGCATCGCAATCCTAGAGCAAGAAGACCGCAAGGAAGAAGCCAAGATGCGCGCCAAAGTCACCCGGATGGGCGGCAGGGCTGAAGCCAGAGCGTATCAGGCTACAGGCACCACAGCTTTGATACAGGGGCTGGGGTCAAGCCTAAAGATGGCTGAAGACTATGGCATGACCAGTGGCGGCTATTGGTCAAAATTAGCAAAATCTTTTAGCGGTGAAGCCTGATGCCAAAAATCCCAGTCTACACATCACAAGCTATGCCAACGACAAACACCGGCATGGTGACCTATAGCCGGGCACAAATGGATAGCCGGCCATTCATACAGGCAGCGCTGAAAGAAGGCGAAATGGCCGCGACAGCCGCCGCGACTATATCATCATACCTAGATGGCAGGATCAGAGCTGAAGGCGATCTGGCAGCCAATCAGGCGCTGATGGGCGCCGAAGCTGCAATGCAGGGCGAGGTGAGCCGGCTGAGCCGGGCGCCCGATCCTAGCAAAGTCTTCGGACCAGACTTGGCTGACCCGAATAGCTGGAACGGGTCGATCAGGCAGATACAGTCTGCATTGCAAGAAAGCCTGTCACCCTACGCACGGCGTCAGTTTGGGGCGAAGTTTGGCGCCTTGTCGGCCCAGTATGGCGCGCAGTTGCGCGTCAAAACTGATGAACGCACCGACGCTATGCTGGTTGGCAACACTGAAGTTGATTTACAGAACTTTGCTTTGAGATTTGGGAATATTAATAGCGACTCAACAACCCGTCCGCTCTATGAAGCCAAGCGGGTTGAGATACAAGCCAAACTAGATTTCCTCGTCGCCACCGGACGAATGACACTGGATGACGCACAAGTCAAATTTCGGAATGCTCTTAAAGACATTGCAGAAACATCATTGACACTGTTCTTCAATGAACACCCGGCGCCATTGACGGCTTACCAGCAGATGATAAGCGGTGACCCGGATCAACTTGCTTTGCTGGCGGCGTCACATCGTAACGGCGAATATGTGTTGAGCTTGTTCGCTGATGTGGAAGATGGCGGCATCTTGAAGGATCGGGGCGTCCGCGCTGACATTATCGACAATATGCGCCAGCTAGCGCACGACCAATATTCGCTCAGCAAAACCATAGAAGCAGACGACGCCAAGCGGCTGAAGGCTGCAAACACTGGCTTGCTGAATAGCTTGTTTGAGCCGGGCATATCAGAAGAAGAGTTTGAAGCTGGCCTAAAAATTCTGCGTGATCAGAATTTTATCACGCCGCAGATGCAAAAGCTTCTAGACGATCTTGATGAAGGTACGCAGGGACTGTTCCGCACAAAAGATGAAGGCGATGTTGATGAAACGGTTCTAGAGCTAGAGGCGTTAATTCCTTTTGGTCTGTTGACGCATGAATTGCTTGCAGCCAATGCCAGCAACCTGACGCAAGAGACATTCCGGTCATTGATGAACGATGTCGGCAGCATCCGCAAAGATGTGTGGTCAGACATGACCAAGCAGATCGGGATTGAGTTTGGGTATGCTGAAGAGCGCGCGGGTGACATTGAAGAGTATGAGCAAGCGGCACAGCTAGCATACCGCCGCGCCAATCGAACATGGAATAGGTACAAGCGCGAAAACCCACAGGCGACCAGCGTAGAGATGCAAGCCGAACTGGATCGCATCATCGATGATAACTGGAAGCAGCTCGACTTGGTCCTATCGTCTGAGCTGAAGCTAACATTAGATGTCATGTCGCGAGACAACCAAGGGCTGAGCTTCCCGAAGGTCAACGGCAAATATGACCTAGAAGCAGTCCTGCCGACTTTGTCCGCATACATCCAAAGCGCAAACCGGCCTGATCTAGGCGTCAATGTGATGGAGCTGCAATATTTCATCGACATGATGGGGGATAGATAATGGCAACAGATATGTCGCAGTTTTTCCAGTCGTTGCCAGAAGATACCGACGCTGACGCTGAGCATGAAAAATACATGATGGCATCAGCGCTTCGCAGTGTCGGCGTGGAGCCATTCCCTGACATGGGCGCAGACAGGCCCGGCAGTGATTTGCAGCCAGCAGAGCTGCCTGATGAGCCAGTTGATCGCGGCCCTGCCGTCGATGTGGCCGGCATTGGTGAGGATGTTGGCAAGGCAGTTTTAAAAGGCGTGGACGCAGCCGGAAATGAGCTGCTGGATTCTGCTGCATTTTTGGCTGGATTGCCTGTTGAGGCAGCTAACACAGCGCTCAATGTAGGTCGTGAAGCAATTGGCATGCAGCCAATTGAAGATGCGTTTGGCGGCATTGAATCTTTGAAAGGTATGGTTGGCGTCTACCAAAACACTGTCAATGATGTGCTGCCCATGCCAGATGCGATTAGCGACTGGGCCAGCCAGCCATACAACAATCAAATGCTAGGTGAGCTGACGCAGGGCATCACACAATTTAGTGTTGCTGCATTCCCCGCTGCCAAGATGGTCAAAGCAATGACCACATATAATCCAATTGCGCGAGGGTTCATCTGGGGTGCCATTGCAGACTTCACAGCCTTCAATCCTGATGACCCGACAATAACAAATGCAATCACAGAGCATTTGCAGATGGCACCGCGAGAAGAGCGGGAGCCAGTCCTGCAAATGTTTCTTGCACAGATAGAAAAATATGAAGATGACCCAGAGCTGGTAAAGCGCGCGAAGACAGCTTTGGAAGGCGCAATCATTGGCGGCGCTATTGAAGGCATCGGTGTTGTGGTTCGCGGTGCTATCAACATCGCTAAGAAAATACCATTCGATCAGGTCATTAGCTCAGCGCGCGGCGCCTTAGATAGCGCCGGCCAAGCCGCTGATCAGCGCATTGCTGAACGGGCTGGCGGCACAACGCTAGGCATGGGTGTTGACCCATCAGGGATGATCGATGCTGCTGTTAGCTACGCCGGCAAGCTGGCGCGCGGCGACACGCCGATCCGGGCTGAAGGCGGTTTGCCAATCTCTGCTGAAAGAGCTGATAACGAGCTGCGGCTGCATAGAGGAAGAATTGCGGCCGGACAAGAAGACGGCAAACCATACCCCGGCGGTCCTAAAAACCCGCGCACTGTTATAAAAGCGCCAGAAGGTTCTGATCTGCCAGATGTCACTATCGGTGCCATAGAACCTGACGACTGGCGCATGCGAATTGAATCTGCAATGTCGCCCGAAGAAATTCTGGAAACATCGCAATGGTACAAAAAAGTCTTTGGCGAATTTCAAAAGCAAGCTGATGGCGACCCAGTCGAGATAGCAAAGCTCACAGATGCGTGGTTTGCCGGTCAGCAAAATTCTAGCCCCAGCCAAACCCTTAACGATGTGCTTTTTGTCTATGAGCAAATCAAAGCCGGCGTTCCAAAAGACCAGCTCAAAGGCAAAGGCTTGCCGTCAGCAAACAAGATTGTAATCGACATTCTGACATCATCAGAGATCACAGGTGGAGCAGGGCAGAAAATTTCTGATTTCCTCGACAGCGGTTATGACAAAAATGTCAGATCAATTATGAACAATAATCCTGATGGCGGCGCCCCATTTGTGGTTGATGTGCATACCGCCCGTGACATGGGTCTTGTTGACCAAATCTATTTAAACCACCTAGAGCGCCTTGGTTACGATGTGCCGGCCAATACTGCCATCGATTTTGGTGGCGGCGGCATCACAGGTACGATGTACGAAAACAGAGCGCTGTTTGGTCAGCAGCTCACCGCTAATTTGAATGACATGAATTGGCTGGGCAAATCCGACTGGGAAGCTGCTGAAGTCCAAGCTATCGGCTGGATGCAATTGTCAGGCATGTACGGCACACCCAACACAGGCGGCGATGTTGTCGATGCGTTTGCTAAAAATACAAGGCG